TAAGTTAAAACTGTAATTGAAAATTCGTCAAATCGTACAATGGAGCAAGCAAAGGCTCTGTACGAGAAAATTAGTAAGACTTCGAATGAGGCAGCTAAGCGTGGTTTTAGAAATCAAATTGAACAGCTTAGAGACGCCAATGCTAAGATAAAAGATACATTGACGGAAGGCTTTTCAAAAGAATACGCTCAGACCACAAAAGATGCGTCTACGAAGCAGCAAAAACTTAAAGAGCAAGCAAGTGCCGATGTCAAAACTGCTCAGGAAAAGACTACTGCTAACAAGCAGGCTGCTACAGAAGCTTATAAGCAGGCAGCAGCTGATCTTGAAGAAAAATTTGGTCAGATTATCGAAGAGGAAATGGAAAAGATACGAAAGAACCCCAAGTTCCTTGAACCTAAGAAGACTAAATCTTCTGGATCTGGTAAAACTGGACGCCATAGATTACCTCATGGTAATTATATGAGAAACATCGAGGCTTACAAAACTCGAAACAAGAAATAATATAGGAGGTAACAACAGTGCACTACGATTTTAGTGGTTACGTCACTAAGAACGACCTTAAGTGTGGCGATGGTAGAACTATTAGAAAGAACGCATTTAAGGATTGTGACGGTATGACTGTTCCGTTGGTTTGGCAGCATGTTCATGGACAGATCGGCAATGTGCTTGGTCATATGCTTCTTGAGAATCGTGAAGACGGTGTGTATGGTTATGGTACATTTAATGATACCGAAGAAGGCCGTACAGCAAAGGAGTATGTTAAGCATAAGGATATTACAGCTCTGTCTATTTATGCTAATAAGCTGGTTCAGAGAAGTGGAGATGTTCTTCACGGTGTAATCAGGGAGGTTAGCCTTGTACTTGCTGGTGCAAATCCGGGAGCGATGATTGACAATATCACGATTGCTCATGGTGATGGCTCATTTGACACAATTGATGATGAAGCGATCATTTATACGGATCTTGATATCGATTATGGCATGGCGCACAGCGATGATGAATCATCAGAGCGTTCAGCGTTTGATGTTATCGAGGAGATGACAGACGAACAGCGCGATGCTATGTATGTCTTTGCTGGACTTGCTGTCGAAGATGCTCTTGCTGAGAATGGCGTTTCCCATGATGACATGGATGAAGACGAATACGAAGAAGAGTATGATGATGAGTCTGACGAAGACGAATATGATGATGAAGAGTACGATGAGTCTGATGAAGACGAATACGACGATGAAGAGTATGACGACGATGATTCCGATGAGGATGAAGACGACGAATACGATGATGAAGATTACGATGATAACGTAGAACATTCTGATATGGAGGATAACGAAATGCATAAGAACATTTTCGACAGAACACCCGGTGAAGATAAGCAGGATACTCTTTCTCACTCTGAGATTTCCGCTATTTTCCAGGAAGCAGTAGATAACAAGGCTAGTCTTAAGGATACATTCCTTGCTCATGGTATTACAAACATTGATTACCTGTTCCCTAACACAAAGCTTATTAACAATGAGCCCCAGATCATCAATGATGACCAGGCATGGGTAACAGATGTAATGAACTCAGTTCATAAGAGCCCCTTTTCAAGACTCAAGACAATCGCTGCAGACATCACAATCGATGAGGCAAGAGCGCTCGGATATGTAAAGGGTACAAAGAAGGCTGAGGAGCAGTTCGGATTGCTCAAGAGAGAGGTTACACCTCAGACAATCTATAAGCTCCAGAAGTTCGATCGTGATGATATTCTCGACATCACAGATCTTGATGTTGTAGCTTGGGTTAAGTCTGAGATGAGAATTAAGCTCAAGGAAGAGATCGCTAGAGCTATTCTTGTTTCCGATGGTAGAGCTAATTCCGATCCCCATAAGATCAAGGAAGATAAGGTTATCCCGATTTATAAGGATGTATCTCCTCTCGTTGGTTACGATTCTCAGATCGGTGGTCACAACATTTCTTCTGCTACATTTGCGTACAGAAGAATTATTGAGGTTCCTAAGGATGCACCCGCTGCTGATAAGATGGATCTTCTTATTGATGAATCTGTAAGAGCTCGTGTTGATTACAAGGGTTCCGGATCTCCCGCTATGTATATTGGCCCTGCAAGACTTGCTGAGGGTCTTCTGCTTAAGGATGCTATGGGTAGAAGAATTTATGAGTCCGAGAGCGCTCTCACAACAGCTATGAGAGTTTCTAGAGCCGTTGAGGTTCCGATTTTCGATCATATCACAAGAGTCGAGAATGAGGGTGAGGCAGATGAGCAGACATTCGAGCTCGCTGCAATCATCGTTAACCTCAGAGACTATACAATCGGTCTTGATAAGGGTGGCGAGACGACTCTTTTCGATGATTTTGATATTGACTACAATAAGTACACATATCTGTTGGAGACACGTCTCTCTGGTATGCTTACAAAGCCGTTCTCTGCTATTATCCTTGAGTTTACAGAGGTTGATAAGGAGCAGTCCGCAGGCTGATAGGAGAAATTCAAAATGGCTAAGTATTGTGGCATGATTGGGTTTCGTGAAACAGTCGAAACAGAGCCCGGTATATGGGAACCTAAGATAGTGGAACATCTACATTATGGCGATGTTACACGAAATTATGTCCGTAACAACTTTGATTCGGAATTTACAACAACCAATCGGACTCCTCAATGCAATAACACATTGAGTATACTTGCTGATCCTTATGCCTTTGAAAATTTCCATAACATTGAATATGCAGTGTATATGGGTACAAAATGGACAGTAAGTAGTGTAGAAGTCCAATACCCTAGACTGTTGTTGTCTTTAGGAGGTGGTTATAATGGAGAAGACTCGTCTGACACTACATCAGGATCTGATTGATGCATTGGGGAGTTCTAATGTCTACTATAACCCTCCTGAGACTATACAAATGAAATTTCCAGCTATTGTATATTCATTAGACTTTATTGAGCAAATTCATGCTGACAATAAGAAGTACATAGATTGGACAACATATAAAGTTATTGTGGTTAGTAAGAAACCAGATGATCCTGTTATTAAGAAAATTCTTAATTGGGAAATGACTCGTTTTTCTACAAGTTATACGAGAAATGGTTTCTATCACACAGCAATTATTCTTAAACAGAAGGAGAAACAAACATGGCAAAGTTAATTTGGGATGCTGTTGGTGAAAGAACCTATGAGACCGGTGTCGATCATGGTATTCTCTTCGTTAATGAAGAGGGCGCATATGGCAACGGTGAAGTATGGAATGGTCTTTCGAATGTTACAGAGTCACCTTCTGGTGCTGAGGCTACAGCTATTTGGGCTGATAACATCAAGTACCTGAACCTGTACTCTGCTGAGGAGTATGGTCTCACTATCGAGGCTTATACATTCCCTGATAAGTTCAAGGAGTGCAATGGTATGGCTTCTCTTGGTACTGGTGTAAACATTGGTCAGCAGACAAGAAAGTCTTTTGCATTCGCTTATAGAACAAGAATTGGTAATGACCTTAACGAGAGCGCTGGTGAGAAGATTCATATCGCTTATGGATGCCGTGCTGGTACAACTGAAGTTTCACATGGTACAGTTAATGACTCTCCTGAGGCTGCTCAGTTCTCGTGGGAAGTTACAACTACACCTGTACCTGTAAAGGGATTCCAGCCTACTTCTAATGTTGAGATCGATTCTACTCTTGTTGATGAGACAAAGTATAACCAGCTCCTCGCTATTCTTGAGGGCACAGATGATACTTATACCCTTCTCGAAACAGAGCCTACTGATTTTACGACAGATTATTCTAAGTACTATAAGAAGGTTAATGGTGAGTATGTTGCTCTTGCTTCTGCAGAAACATTCGAAGCTGACACATATTACTCCAAGACAGCTGGCACACCTTCCACACTTCCTACAATCGCTCAGATTCAGGAGATCTTCTCTGCTGGCTGATAATTAGTTATATTTTGGCAGGTATTCAGTAAGGCTGGCCTGCCTTATTTTTAAATCAAAGGAGACTTAACAAATGTACAAGAAGACAATTACTTACACAGACTATAATGATGTACAGAGAACAGAGGATTTCTATTTCTCTCTTTCTGAGGCCGAGATTACAGAAATGCAGCTCGGTGTTGAGGGCGGATATGCTGCTATGATCGATAAGATCATTAAGGCTCAGGATACTCCTGCTCTTATTAAGATTTTCAAGGAACTTCTTCTTAAGTCATACGGTATTAAGTCCGATGATGGTAGAAGATTTATTAAGAGCGAGAAGCTCTCTGAAGAGTTTACTCAGACTCCCGCGTATAGCGAACTTTATATGATGCTTGCTACAGATGACAAGCAGGCTTCAGCTTTTATTAAGAATATTATGCCGGCTAAGCTTGTTGCTAAGGCCAATGAGTTGGAAAAGCAGGGCAAACTTCCCACTTCTTCAACATAATATATGACGAGATACGGCAATGTTAGAAATAAAAGTAAATGGCGTTGAATTATTTGACGACGATAAGCAGGAATTTTCAACCATACCAAGTGCTACTTTGCATTTGGAACATTCTTTAATCTCAATTTCAAAATGGGAATCAAAATGGCATAAACCGTTTTTGGAAAATTCGGATAAAATGTCACAAGAAGAGATCATAGATTATATTAAATGCATGACATTGTCGTCAAGCAGTGTTGATGAGCGAATATATTTGATACTGTCACAACAGAACATCGAAGATATAATAGCATATATACAAAATCCAATGACTGCTACTTGGTTTAGCGAGGACAAAAATAATAAAAAGTCGAAACGAGAAATTATTACCTCAGAGCTTATTTATTATTGGATGGTAGCACTTCAAATACCTTTTGAATGTCAAAAATGGCATTTAAATAGGTTATTAACACTCGTTCGTGTATGTAATGCAAAGAACGAAGAAGCTAGTCCTAGCACTAAAAACAAAATGTCACAGAGGCAAATGATGGCCCGTGCTGCCGCATTAAATGCGCAGAGACAGGCAAAATACCATACGAAAGGATGATATGCTTATGGATGATAAGAATACAGAATTGCTTCCTATTATTGATAAGACGGAATTCGATGACACTGAGTTTCCTGATGAAGTAAATAATAAGAAGGTAGAAATATGCAAGGATGGTGATACAAATGAGTAATAGTTCATTAGTAAGTTATACAAAGCTTAGTCCTTGTAAGAGCCATCCAAGAAATCATGTAATTGACACAATTACTATCCATTGTATGGCTGGCAACATGACAGTTGAGTCATGTGGAGCTTTATTTTCTAAGTACAATCGCCAGACAAGTTCCAATTATGGTATTGGATCTGATGGTAGAATTGCTCTTTATGTTAATGAGGAAGATAGATCATGGTGCACAAGCTCTAGAACAAATGATAATAGAGCCATTACGATCGAAGTAGCAAATGATGGCGGAGCTAATACCGGATGGCACGTATCTGATAAGGCCATGGCATCATTAATCAATCTTCTTGTAGACATATGTAAGAGAAATGATATTAAAGAACTTAAGTGGAAGGGTGATAAGAACCTTATTGGACAGGTAGATAAGCAGAACATGACAGTACATCGTTGGTTTGCTGCTAAGGCTTGTCCTGGTGATTATCTGTACGGTGCACATCCTCAGATTGCAGCCGAAGTAAATAAGAGACTTTCTGGTGGTACGAGTGCAAAGCCCGCCACAGAAAACAATATTGAACCTTTTAAGCCTTTTGTGGTTAGAATTGGTATTAACAACCTTAACATTCGTAAAGGTCCTAGTAGTAACTCAGCTAAGACAGGTAAGTATACTGGTAAGGGTATATTTACTATTATCGAGGTTGTGGAAGGGCCTGGCTCTAAGAATGGCTGGGGTAAACTCAAGTCTGGTGCTGGATGGATCAGTCTTGATTATGCTACAAAAATTTAACTAATGAAGGGAGGCGGCACTCATGTCTAAAACAGATATAGAACTTTCTAGTGATGGTAAGTATAATGTTATATTACATTCATTAAAAAGTATGGAAAACATGAGTGTCCGTTCTCTACTTCATAAATATGCCCAAAAAGGTGTAGAATATCTGCAGAATGCTACACCTGTTGATTCTGGTAAAACTAGGGATTCTTGGTATTACGAGATAGAAGACAAAAATGGAACATATAAGATAAATTTTTGTAATAGTAATACAAATAAAGGTGTAAATATTGCAATTATTTTGGAATACGGGCATGTCAGTAATAATGGAGGATGGGTTGAAGGATATGATTACATTGACCCTGCTATCTCAGAAGCCTTTAATGAAATGGTAGACGAATTATCTCGTAAATTAGGGAGGTATTAACAAATGCCCGATATTGACAATAAAGTTGTATCGATTAGTTTTAATAATAAGCAGTTCCTTAGAGATGTCGAGGATACTATATCTGTTATTGAAGAGCTTAATGAGGCTACTTCTGGCAAAAAGATAGACTCCTCTGGTATTGAGAATCTTGGAAGAGCTTTTAGAAATACAACTGGCGATTTAACAAAACAGGCAGACAGTGTTGTTAGCGCATTTAGTAATATACAGAGTGCTGTCAATACAAATTTTCAGACTGGTGGTATTGACGCTTTAAGAAAAGCTCTTGAAAATACTGGTATGACAGCGACAGATGTAGAAGATACTATTACATCATTGCAACAGTTATCAAGAACTGGTGTGTCATATGCTAGTGATTTGGGAGTTAGCAGTACCGCACAACAAATTCAAAATGAGTCTGCAAATACAAGAAGCGTTTTAACTCAAGATATTGACGATGTAAGTAATCATTTTTCAGCATTTGAAATGATAGCTATGGGAGCTATGATCGCTATCGGTGAAAAAGCAGCCGATATAGGTGCGAATGCATTACGATCACTTACATCTGGTATTAGAGATGGTTGGGGCGAGTACAATGCCCTTACTAATTCAACGCAAACTATTTTAGTTAATACTCAGCGTTGGGGTTCTACTATGGAGGATGTTAGTGGAGCTCTTGAAGAGTTAAATAGATATGCCGATATGACGACATATTCATTTAGTGATATGACTCGTAATATTGGATATTTTACAACAGCTGGTGTAAATCTAGAAGATTCTGTAACCGCCATTAGAGGCTTATCAAATGTAGGTGCTATGTTTGGCGCTGATGCGCAGGCAGTAGCTAGAGCCGGTTATCAGATTTCACAGGCTATGTCAGCTGGTGTAATTAAGCTTATGGACTGGCGTTCGATGATTAACGCTGGTATGGGTGGACAGGCATTACAGGACGAGTTAATTAGAACTGCAGCTGTTATGTCTGGTACATCTGTCGATGCTATGAATGAATATATTGATAGCCTAGGCGGATTTAATGCTTCATTACAGGAAGGATGGCTTACATCTGATATATTCCTGGAAGCAATGAAAGTCTTTGCTGGTCAGTCAAGGGAATATTATAGATCTCTTACTGATGCTAATGGTGAAAGACTTTATTCTGATGAAGAAATTGATCGTCTTGTTAAGTTAGGCGAGACAGCGATGGAATCTGCTACTCAAGTAAGAACATTGCAACAGATGATGGATGCTTTTAAGGAATCTATTGGATCTGGTTGGCAGAGAACATTCACACTTATTATAGGTAATTTGGAAGAAGCCAAAGAATTTTGGACACCTATTAACAATATACTGACATCTCTCGTAGACAATTTCTTTAATTTACAGAATGAAGCTCTTACTCTTTGGAGAAATTTAGGTGGAAGAGAAGAATTATTAGAGGGAATACAGAATTCTCTCACTGCATTAAGTAATGTGCTTAGTGCTATAGGTCGAGGTTTTGTTCAGGCATTTGGTGGAAGTGAAACATTAGGTGCTAGAATTACTGGTATAACCGAGGCATTTACTGATTTTTCTGAATCACTATTATTAAGTGAAGAAGAATTAGGATTCCTTGCTGATTTCTTTGGCGGTTTATTTGAGCCTATAAGCTTAGTTGTTGATGTTATATTTGAGCTTATCAAAGCGTTCTTTGATGTTAGTGATTCTGCTCTTGGTTTGGAGCATAGTGCTGATGGTTTGTATGACACCGTCGGACGATTTAGATATGCTCTTTTGGCAGTTTTGGGATATATAGGTAATGTTCTCAAGACAGGTGCTAATTTTATTAAGCAGAGTAGAATCATAAGGACTGTTATACAGGCATTAGTAAAAGTAATCAGTAAGACATTTGGTGGATTAGTAAAAATTATATCTGCGCCATTTGTTGCTCTTTGGCAGGTTTGGGACAAGTATAATATTACTGAGAGATTAGATGAGTTTGCTACTAAAGTTGCTGAATTTTTCCTTCCTTTAGTAGATGCTATATCTGAAGTAGATAATGTCATATCTGATTGGTTTGATACATTTGTTGATTCAATTAGCGGCACAATAAAAGCTTTAGATCCTATTGAGACATTAGTTCAGGTATTCACATCCCTTAAGCAACTCTTTAGAGATTTATTTGATCCAACAGTATCCGTATCAGACGCGTTTTCTAATTTCTTCAATACAATGAGTACTAGTAATCTAGCTGTAATTTTTGAAGCTATTCAATCTAGTTTCTCTGATCTATGGTCTGCACTGAAGGAAACCGCAATCGGACAGTGGTTTGAAGATCTTGGAACAAGAATTCAAAATGGAGCGGCTGCTTTTGCTGAAACATCATTTGGTCAGAAGATTATTGAGATTTCTAATGCTCTTAGAGATTTCTTGGGTATAGATACTAGCGATTGGACCTTATTTTGGAATGCTACAAAGCTTATGCTTACCGATGTGGCAGACGCTATTGGTACTGGTTGGGAGAAAATTAAGACGTTTTTTACCGAACTGGTCAATATTGTAAAAGGTTGGTTTGGATTTGCTGATGGTGAAGATGGATCAGTTGGAGAATCAATCGATGACATGGTTGGAACTGCAGATAGTTCTGCCATGGAAGACAAAATAGATGTAATGGAAAAAACAGGCGGTGCCATAGTATCCTTTATGGAGAATACTAGTAAAGCCGTAGCTATGGCTGAGAAGTTAGTTCCAGATCCTAGCGAATCTAAGTTCTTAGGATTTATAGATGATCTCCCAACTAAGTTAACAGCATTGGCAGATTCAGTTAGTGATGGTACAATAATTGAGAAAGTAACTAGTTTCTTCTCTGGTTTGTTTACTTCTATAAGCGAGTTCTTCTCTAGTATATCTTTTGATAGTGGAGACGATATATTGACGTGGCTTGCTGATAAAGCTCGTGTAGTAGCTGAAATAGTGGGCGACTTTTTAGGTATACAAATAGTTGATTTAGCAGATAAGGGTGTCTTTGGTGTAATAGGTGCCATGCTAGCTGCTATATTTAACTGGTTTGGCGATATTGATATGGCCGCTCTTGCTACAATAGATAGAATTTCAAAGACAGTATCTAGAGTATTAATGGGCATTATATCGCTTAAGATAGTCGGCACAATATCTTCATTAGCAAATGCTGCAAAAGCGGGTGCTAAAGGATGGCAGCAACAGCAAGCTGCTAAGAAACTTAGTGCATTAGCTGATGTATTAAAAACTATAACATTATTTGTTGTAGGCATAGGTGCAACTATATTTTTGCTTGCATATGCGTTAGATAATGACTATATAAAGCCAGGAACATTATTTTGGATAACAGCCTCGGCCATTGGATGTGTAGCGTTGTTGTGGCTGATGGTAAAGTCTATAGAAAAGAATGCTAAAGATATAAAGCCTGGTAGTTTGACAGGAATTGCAAGAACATTGGCTAATATGGGTAAATTGCTACTTACATCAGTTTTAGCAATAGTTGCGATTCTTGGTTTAGCATTTGTAGTCTATAAGATATATACTGCGTCAAATATAGATGCTGAAGCATTTGATTTTATAGTCTTTGTAATATCAGCAGCTTTTGTTGCTATATTAGCTAGTAGCATCGGCATAATGTACTTACTGCAACGATGGGCTGGTAAAATGAACTCTGGAGCAGAAGTAATGACTTCCATTTCTGATGTTTTGAAATCTATAAGTGGTCTATTTATTAGTATTATTATATTGATGACAGGTATATTAGCTTCAGTTGCAGCGTTTACTTATTTCATGTATATTGTAGATCAAAATAATGCCATGGGATCTTTGCTATGGGCAGCAGGTGCTGTGGTTGCTATATTAGTCATAAGTGGAGTAGCAATAGCATTTCTTGTAAAGACTGCTAAGAAGATGTCGTCTGGTATATCAGGTGTTAAACCGTCAGACTTTAAACAAATAATGATGATTATGTCGGGACTGTTAGTTACCGTAATGGCTAGCATAGTTATATTGATTATGGCTATGACCGCATTTGTATCGATGATGGCATCAACCGGAATATCTAATAAACAAATGATAATAGCAGCCGGAGTAATTGTTGGCTTAGTATTGTCTGTATTTATTGGATTATCGCAATTGTTTAATTCATTAAAAGGTATTGCGTCACTAAAACAGTCTGGTGTTTGGTCATCATTTGGCGTTATTATATTAACCCTACTTGCATTAGGTGCTTTTGTTGCTGCACTATTAAATGTTGTGGCCAATTTATCAAATACTGTACAAAATATAGAAACGTTTTGGAGTACACTTGGCGGTTTAGGTGCCATCATGGTGGCATTGATTGCCGGTACAGCTGTGATCTTTAAAATGATTAATAGTATGCAGTTCATCGATATCGAAACTGCAAAATCATTTGGGGTTATAATGGGAAGTTTCATTATTATAACTCTTGCTTTATGTGCGATTACGCATGCCATGTCTCTTTTAGTTCAAGCTATAGGTGCAGCTGGTTTAAGTGGAACTGAAATTATTTCTGCAGGCGTAATACTTGCTCTAATGATAGTCACAATAGTTGGAGCTACTTATGGCTTACTTCAAATGTCAAAAATCAAAATAAGCAAAAAATTGATTGGTGTACTTGCTAGTTTTGCGGTTGTTTGTGGAGGATTATACGTTGTAGCCGCCGGATTGGCTCTTCTTAGTGATATAAGTATAGGACAAATGATAGCAGCTGGTGCTGTAATTGGTGCCATTACTTTTGTTGGAGTAAGTTTAATAGCTATGCTTGCCTTATTAGCTGGATTATTACCAGGCGGTATTGGTTTTGCTGCTTTAGGAGTAGCCGCAGTAGCCATCATAGCATTTGCCGGCAGTATGCTAGCTTTAGGATATTCATTGAAGTTAGTTTCTGAGAGCTTTGATATTTTTACAAAGGCATTGAGTAAATTAGCATCAATTAATGGTAGAAAAATACGATCGAATATTCATGAAATAGCCAAATCTATCCCAGATGCTATGATTTCTATAGCAGGAGGAATAGTAGCAGCCAATGAGGTAATTGTTGGTGCTGGTGTAACATTAGGTACTGCATTTGCTACGGCTGTATTTACTGCAATAAATACTTTCAACACTCTTATACAGGGAAATATCGTTGCAATAACGACAGCTATAAGTTCTATACTTATAGGTATACTTGAAAGTAATTTAATGGCACTTAGAGATTTCGTAGCTACAATAATAAAACCGGGCAGCGAATTGTGGGAAATTCTTACAATGCTTGGCGATTTTTGTGTAGAAGCATCTGAGTATCTTGGATATTACGGTTTCTTGATGGTGATTGAGTTCTTTAAGGGTGTAATTCATGCTATAACAGATCTTGGTTGGGATCTTTATATTCAGCAAGGTCTTAATGTTATCTGGACTAATGTCAAGAACTGGTGGGCCGAGAATGTATCTGGTTGGTTAGAGGAAAAGATAAATGAGATCGTAACTGCAATTAATATTTCTAGTAATTTGGATGACATCGAAAACATTCAAAATAATCTTGCTGGTATAGATTCTCAAATAGCGGAACTCGAGAGTCATGGCTTTAGAAATAGAAATATTAATACTGGTGGATATTATAATATACCTGAAAACGATCCAGATGCTCAAGCCAATTATAATCAGTTATTGATCGAGAGACAGCAGTATCAGGATCAATTAGATGAATTATTAAATCAAAATCAAGACATTTGGGATATTTATGATGGAGTAAATAACCAAATAGATCAAGAGCGTCAAGGCATGGTAAATGCTAATAATGAATTAGCAACCATGATTGATAATGCTATTGAAGCTGAAAGATCAACACGTCATATATTGGATCATGCTCCAAACCCAGCTGATTATACTGGTTATAACACATATATTCCGGATCAGTATAGAGGTGCCGGATTAGATGATCGTAGGGAGGCAGAAGAAGCTGCTAGCGGACTTTCTACCCTCGGTAATGCGATGAAGACCTTCTTTGGTATAGGCGATGGACAATCGATAGGCGATGTACTAAAAGACATGTTGGGTCTTGGAGATATAGGTTCTATATTTACAACTGCTGGGGAAACTTCTGGATTGAATTATGCTGCTGGTTTTAGCGGTTCATTATTGAACATCGATTTAAGTAGCGTTACAAATAGTATTATTCCGGAAGATGTGCTTAACCCGGTAATTACTCCCGACGTTGATACTTCTTTAGTCGATACTAAATTCGGGTATATTACTGATCTGTTTAACAACGCCAATGTTGATCAGTTTGCTATCGACGCTGGTAACTCCATGCTCGTACGAGAAGCGGCCGAAGGCGATGCTTCTAAAAACGGTAATGTGACTTATAAGTTTACACAAATTAATCAGTCTCCTAAGGAATTGCCTCCTATACAGATTTATAGAGATACTAAGAATCTCCTTAGAGGTGCTATTAATACCTAATCTATAGAAAGGAACGTTATAACATGCTTTTATCATTAAATGTTCTTAATCCATCAAACGATGAATTGATCTTGGAGTTAACTAATTCTGAGAAAACTGGATTCACCGTCCGTAACATCGATGGTATTGGACCTACAAAGTCTAATATTAATGTCTATGATGTTCCTTCTATAGATGGAGGTCTGTTCAATAGTGCTAGAACACAGGCACGAAACATTGTAATAACATTAGGATTTACTTGGATAGCTGTTGATGACCATACGACACCCTTAATTGAGGACGCTCGTCATCTCAGCTACAAGTATTTCCCTTTGAAGAGGAAAGTAAGGCTCGAGTTTATTACAGACTATAGGACTCTTTATATTGATGGGTATATTGAGTCCAACGAGCCTAAAATCTTCTCTAAAGATGAAGTAACTACTATATCTGTAATTTGTCCCGATCCTAATTTCTATGCATCAGATACAGAGTATGGGTATATTAATTACACAAATCAAAATGGATTCGAATTCCAGTTCGATAATGATGATCTAACACAAGATCTCATTGAATTTTCCAGTATACCAAATGCAAATTCCTGCTTTATAGATTACAAAGGCGATAATGTGACTGGCGTAACTATGGAATTACTATTTACTGACTGGATTCCTACAACACAGCAGATGACTGTGTCATTTATTAATAAAATAAAGTCGACTGTTATAACTATTGATCCTAGAAAGATAGTTAAAACATCCAAATACAAATTATGTCCTGGTAGTAGACTACTTATAAAAGGCAGACCTGGATATAAGGGTGTTGATTTCAAGAGATTAAAGAAGACCTACAATGTATTTAACTCAATTAAGTTAGAAGACGATTGGCCTACTTTATATCCTGGAGAAAACACTATTGTTCTTAGAGCTGGCGAAAGTACAGATGCTATAAAAGGAAGAGTAATTTACAATACCTTGTACGATGGAGTGTGATGCTTATGCGTATTATTGCTAGAGATCCAAGCATGGTCGCTCTTAATGAGATCGACATGTATACTTCATTTATCTGGACTGATAGATACTCTAAGAGCGGCGATTTCGAATTACGAGTGCCATGCACTGACTCCAATAAAGAGTTGTTTGACGAAGCTCGTTATCTTACAATGGATAAATCTGATAGAGTAATGGTAATCGAGAAGCGTCAAATTAAGACAGAAGTAAATAAAGCAGATGAGTACATTATCAAAGGTAGATCGGCTGATACTCTCTTAGATAGACGAGTAATCATGGGATCTATGACATTCGGTATTGCTCCTTATGATGAGCAGACAAATGAGAATGCGTCTCAGTCTTATACTACAGAAGACTACATGGTTTGGTACGGATCACTCTGCAAAGTAATAAAAGCAATAAGTAGTGGTGATAAAATTATACTATATGATCCTCAAAAAGGTAATTTGTATTCAGCTAATATTCGTAAAGCTGAGGCTAGCGAAGAAGCAGCTCTTACACAGCCTATAGAGGACATAGTATATGCACTACTCAATGCTAATATACTTAATCCAAGTGACCCGACTCGTAAATTTAGTAACCCCTCATGGCGTTACATTAGGTCAGAAGATCCTAAAGTACAAGAAATCAAAATGGCAGCTTCATTTGCTAACACAAATTTGTACGATGCTATGTCATCGTTACTTGTTGGTGCTGGATTAAGTTGCAAAGTTGTTTATAACGAAGATACTGAGACATTCGATTTCTCATTATTCAAGGGTGTTGACCACTCGATTGCTCAATCTGAGAATATGGTTGTCAATTTCAAAACTTCACTTGATAATCTTGTATCCACAGACTTCTTAACTGATGAAGAAAACTATAAGACTTGCGGATATGTTGTTGGTGCTATTGATGAAAAGAAGACACTTACTATATCTGTTGCTGATGAGTATGGTAGAATTAGCGATGTTGA